GCAGGAAAATAGACAGAAGCAAATTCAGATTTAGTATGTCGTGGAGGCATATTTATGATGAGCCTCCCTTTTCTATTTTGTGCAATTCTAGTAAACTGATCTGCAATGATCTGGTGATGGCCCCACTTTTTTTTATCTTTTTCTTTTCTACATATAAAGTCTGGCCATACCTCTTGAACAAAATATAAAAAATGATCTTGGCACAGCTTTGTGTGCTTTATCCATAGTCTTTCTACTTCGAGCCTCAGTTTATCGGTAGGTACTAAATCTAGCTGCATGCTGTAAGTATAACTTAGTCTAAAGTATTTTCCACTATAAACGTGTATTTGTCTTAACTAAAGCCAGGAACTAGCGTAACTAATGCGAGATTAACGCGAGAATTGAAAACGAGGTTTCAAAGGTTTTTTGACAGTTGAAAGAGCCTTCTAAATTTAGGCAAAAAAAAACCCCTGTTAATAATTAAATTAACAGGGGTTCAAAGATAGATGAAGTAATTTACTTGTTGAGATTAAGTAAATGTTCTTTCATTCTTTTACGGAACTGATCCCGTTCTTTTTTTGTAATTGTTTCATTGTCTCTTAGTTTTTTTCCAAGATCGTTTGAAATATCATTAATGCTTTTATCAGTCATATTTAATCTCCAAAGTTATAAGTATCAATATCAGTATCAGTATCAGTATTTTCGTTGTAGGGATTATCAAGGATAACAGTCTGCAATTCTCCAAGATACTGATTTATTCTAGTTTTTAAATCTTGAGTAACTTGAGAGTTAGGATATTGAGCGTATATCTCTACTATTGCTCTTTCAGTTGCAGTATGAACTAATTGATAATTAATATTAGTTTTTTGTTCATCACTCATATTTCTAGATACCTCACTAGCATTAGTGCTAGTGAGATTAGAGTTGTTTAATATGTTTATTATATTTCTAGGCATATTTATTCTCCTATTATATCGATGCTCAATTCTTTACGTCTTGAGTTTGGTTTATGATAATATGAGTTTGGTTTATCGAAAGTCTCAATATTGACTAATTCATTGACCTTTGGAAAGTCTTGATAAACTTTTTTCATATCTATTGAATAAGTTTGTGAAGTTTTACAAACAATGGAAACTTGAGTTTTATTTACTTTAAACTCATTTATATAGATGTCTTTTTTTAACTGATTAACTTTTAAAGAAGTTAATATTTGACTTTCCATATCTGCAATCCTTGTTTTAAGTTTTTTTGATTGCTCTTTTAATTCTAATAGTTTTTTTAGAAATAAAAGATTGTTTGTCTTATTCTCTTTATTTAAAGAGTTTTGTACATATATTTTTTTCATGTCTTATACCTTTAATGAATGGTTAATAATGTTTGTACTATTTCAGTATATATTAAAATATGGGATAAACAACTATAAAAAACATTTTATTTAATTTTTTTTACACACCAAAGATATTTTTTTTCCCCGTGCTGGCACTTTTATTGAAGCGCCAGACGTTTGAAACGTTAACGGGAACGGGAACGGGAAACGGGAAATTAAAGTAATTTATTAAGACAGTATCCTGCTACTATTAATAGTAGCAGGAAAAATATAAAATAACTCATCACATTAATTCTGCTTTGGTTATTCCATCATCAGTTGTATAAAAAGAACATCTATCATTATTATGCAAGTCTGAAACAAATTGGGGATCGTTTCTTAAATATCCCCAACCATTTTTTTGATCACCCACAACAATCTCAATCCACATTCTTTCTGTGTTCACTGCTTTATGGTCTGCTTGAAATATAGCATAAACAAAATTAGGCATTTTCTTTTCTTGCTCTTTAACTTTGAAATATGATTTCTCGCCATGACTTCTGCAAGTAAATGCAAGATTTTCTTTTGGTTCTCTTAACATATCTCAAACCCTCCACTAGCTTTTGAAAATGCAATGAACTCTATAACATTTTCTTTGCTAAAAGGATAAGATGACCCCCAATCTTTTTGTTGGTGAATTTCTCCCCAATGTTTATTATAAGGATAAGGATAATTCACAGGTGCAAGATTTTGATTTGGTCGTAACTTTTCAACCTTTTCTTTAAGGTCTTCTAATTTTTTTTCAATCTTTGCGTTATGCGTCTTGGCTATTTTAATACGAGCATCAATTTCTTTTTGATGTTCATCAATAAAACCATTATCAATTAATGATTGTAACCTGTTCGCAATAGCAATAGATGTGCCTTTAGAAAATTTTCTACCACTATTTATGTGAATTTCGTTTGCTTGTTCGTGTGTAATTAAATCAGAGCACTTGTCTAATATAAGGTCTGCTAATGGTCTCCACCACCATATATTATTTCTAAAATACGACCCTATATTTTCTTGTTCCCATTTTTGTTTATTTTGAAAATAATTATCTTTATCTTCGTTGGTTGCTTTTTCCCAATCAATCGTTGGTTGTTTGCCTTTTAATTTTGGGGCTAGCCCATAAATATCAAAACCCATAATATACTCCTTTGTTGAGGTTTAAAAATTTACTCTTACATTTTATCCCATATATATATTAATGTAAACCCTTTTTTTATTTTTCCGATTAATGTAAACCCTTTTTTTATTTTTTCCGACCAGGTGTTTTTTCCGAGCGCGACCGCGCACGGCTTCCTTACGAACAATAACATTCAAAACGAATTATGAAAAAACGGGAACGGGAAATGGCTTCAGCAAAACGAGTTGCTGGCCAGCTGCGCGCGCCGAATCTTTACGAAGGCTAAACGTTTACCGCAAATTATGAAAAAACGGGAACGGGAAATGCGTTCCTATTGGAACGCATTATAGATTAAGAAGCCAAATATCAAAATTAGCCACCCCGCTGCCCTGGGGTACATGATCCCTAATAGCAGCAGAACGAGTAACGTCGCCCCGTTCATGCGGTTCTCTTCTGATACTCTTCGTGCTCCTTATAGTCGTCACGCAATGATTTTGATATCTCAGTGTAATTAACTGCATCAAGAAACGCTAACGCATAATTAGCCATAAAAGACCGGCTAATAAAAAGATGCCTGCTTTCGTCTGTGTCACTGCAAACCACATCTTCTACATATTCTTTTAAAAGAATCGGTTCAAACTTTGGGGCCAAATGGTCTACAGGCTCCCAGTTGTCTATGATTTCAAGCTTGACGCGCCATGTTTCGTAGTTTGTCCAACCATTATAAGTTTTATCTTGCATAATATACTCCTTTGTTGAAAAATTTATATGCAGCTTCAGGTTACCTGGTAAAAGCGTGTTGGTCAAGCCTTAATTATTATATTAATGGGACTGTCTTTCTGGAGAACAAGCTGCGCGCGCCTGGCGGCAGCTTCTTAACGTACAAAACTAAAAACCAATAAAAATAACAACGGGAACGGGAAACGGGATTTTATACAGCTGCTTCGAGCTGGCCGCACGCGGCCAGGGCTTTTAACAAACCAGAAGGATTATCAATAAAACAAGAAACGGGAAACGGGATTCCAGGTTCACGTACCTGTAGAAGTTCAAGCACTCTTAAGGAGACACGCTGATTAAGAATAAAACATTTGCCTCCTGCTCGTTGTCTTTTTAAATGCCAATTAACCTGATACTTTGATAAGCCACAATTCTTAGCTTCGTTTGCTTTTAATTCTAACCAAAATTCACAATCTTCAATACAAGCATTAACATCAGGTATTCCGTTAATTGTAGAACTTTCAATACGCATCAAATGCCAACGTTTTTTTGTTTTTTGAATCAAGTTAATGCGTTGCCACAATTTAGCTTCATGACCTCTCATTTAACCTCTTTGATAGGTGTTATATCAATAATGTTTTTCGCATCATGTATTCTATTTTCTAACTCTTCTAGTCTTTTTTCTAATTGTTCGCGTGACATTCCTTCTAATGTGGAGTGCGTTACTTCTTTTTTATCAACAAACAACCCCGCTAATTGACCCGATCTAAACTCTGCATTTATGGCTCCGGTGTATTGACCTTTTTGTTCTGCGCCATCTCTTAAACGTTCAAAGGTTTTAAATCTTCTTAATTTATCTTTTTCATACACTTCTTTTTCTTGCCCTAGTTTAATTTCTAAATATCTACACACATGGGGGTTCAATATTGGGTTAGTCAAACGACTCGCTAACACCATTGCCCCGTTCTTGTTTTTTGATTTATAGCCCGCTTGTAATAGAGCATCAACTTTTGAAATACTTCCCCAATGTTTGACCAATATCTCAACAAATAGTTTTTGTTTTGGTGTCAAATCTTCAATAGTTCTCATTATTTTCTTTTTTTGAGGCATAGTCCTAGTATAATACATTTCCTTAGAAAAAAAATATTTTAAATATAAATGCAGCACTCGGTCCATAAGAACTTAGGTATTTTCCTAGTTTTTGGGAAAAATTCCTAAAACTTTCCCAATACTTTTTGTAAAAAAGCCTTGTTTTCTGCTATTTTTCCTAGTTTCCTAAAATATTTGCTTATTTTACCTTTTCATTTTAAAAAAAAGTTGTAAGGAGATGCATTGTAGGAAAAAGATATATTTTATTGACTAAACCTAATTAAATTGTACTATGTGATTACCTTTGTTGAATGGTGGGGTAGCATAGGATATTTCGTCACAGTTTGTAATGTGCTACCCTATTATTATGGAAACATTTAAAATTTTAGAAATAATTTGCTCAATAAGCGCGGTCATATCTATTTACTGTTATGGTAATGGATCTTGGTACGCACCTTTAATAGGATTATTTAGCCAGGTGTTTTGGGTTTGGTGGACTCTTGCCGGTTCCTTTGAGTCAATGATATTATTATGCGTCGCAATGATAATTACACATTGTATCAATATTAAAAAACTTAAAACTATACAAAAGCTGAAACAAATATTGTTGAGGTGAACTCAGTTGAGGTGGCATAGACAGTTTTTCTAATAACATCTAATTTTCTTCTTACACTCTTCTTCTCATCCTTAGATAAGTCTTGCATAGTTAAATACACTTTATTATAAAAATGCCACATTACTTG